TTACGTCCTTCGGCACGTTGTTGCTCCGCTAGGGAGTTCCTGTGTTCGCCGATTTTTTCTCTGATATATCTAGCATATTCTATACGTTCCATAGGGTCCATTCTGCTAACGTCTGCGAATTCTTCATCTTCTCCGTAATAAACGGGTGTAAAAGTTGCTACTGATTGACCTCTTGTATATCGTTGTACTAATTCTTGAAGTGACAGTGTCATATCTGGTACTGTCTGAGATGGAGACAAAAAGGATTTTATCTCCTGCTCTGTTTTCTTGTTTGTATATGTAAATGGTGTCCTAAATTTTGTTCCGCCCTTCTTGGGCTCGTTTGTTGTGGGTTGCAATTCTGTGTGCGACTCCTGATTCTTTTTGTTGCTCATAACCTTCTAACGTTTGATTTTTTGTGTAATATTCTTGCTGTTTTTGATTTTCTATTTCTGTAAATTTTTGGGCCAGTCTGTCTGCCTGTTCTCTAAGCTGTTTTTCTGTCCATATCTTCTGCCTATAATACCTTGGTAGTGATATTTTCTTTCCGTCTTCCAATGTTAAATAATTTCTTTCAATATCCGCTCTATGATATCTAATTATTTTTTCACTTAAATAATTAATTCCTAATTTTTTTGACATCAAACTAAATTCTGGCAGTCTATCATCGTTTTTGTGCATTGGTATAATTTTCCCTTTGTTTATATACTTTGCTGTATATGCTGCGGATGCTTCTGTAAGTTCTCCAATGTGTACTTCTCCTTTGTCCCAAGATTTGTGAATAAGTTCCACATCTGCATTGAATAATATAATGTGATAATGAGGTCTGAGCGTTTTGCTGCCATATTCTCCTGCTAAATAATACTTTATAGGTTCATGATTTTTTCCATGAGCTTTCCTAAGTTTTTTAAAATAGAGTTGAACATCTCGTTTATCGAGTGTAAGGAAACCCCTGCTTGATATAGGTACGTATCGGGTATCGTAAGTAAGAGTAACAAAGTAAGAAGAAGTAGCATTTTTTGCGTGTTGTTTTAAACGAAATGTCCAGACGCTAGTGCGTCTGGACAAACACGCTGGACACTTTCCACAAGGTACAGGAACCTGCCTGTCGTTGCTATAGATAGGGTAGCGCGGGTTGTTTACGTGAAATGGTGTATCACAAGCCATTAGAATGATGGCGTGCCGTACTTCGGCATCTTACGTATAGCCTTGATATTGTTGAAAATATGTGCGTAAATATTATCAACTTCTGGGTCTTCTACTGCAAATATACGAGTTGAAGGTTCACATGAAATAAAGTCCCCATTGAGATTTGGTTCTTCGGCAAAAATTCTACCTAAGTGCCAATAATCTAGTGATGTTTTCATTTCTCCTGCTACACGAGAATTGAGATACTTGTATTCTGCATATCTAGGTACATATCCAAAGGTAGTGTCTCCAAATTCTGATGATCCATAAATTTCCTTAGCTTTTACTTCTTGCTCACCAATATTTGCAAATGTTGGCCAGTAAAAGTCAAGTCTATCAAATTTGTTAAGTGATCTATGTAGTCCTTGCTGATAGGCTGTGTCTGGTGTTACTGAAATAAGACCAATAATCCATCCATGCTCTTCTACATTGTATTGAAATTCATTTCCTCCTGATACTGAAATACCATGACCTGCCATTTGACCTACCGGTGCTGTAGTTTCTGCTGTACTAAGTACTTCGCTAATTACCATTTTACCTTTTGAACCGCCCAAATATTCTGGTCGTTGAAGTCTAGCGTCTGATGACTTAACTCCAAAGTGTGCAAGAATTGATTCAATATAACGGGTACCACCTCTTGCATTTCTTTCTAACCATTCCTGAAGTCTAAATGCTCTACGTAATGAATTGATATCTGCTGCTTCTGCAGTTAATTCAGAGGTTTTAGCTTTTAAAGTATTAGAGTTATCAATACTAATACCATTACCATTAGTGTCAATTAATATACCGTTTAAACCACTACTAGTAATAGATGAAAGACCTGTAACATCAATACCTGTACCGTCCGCTGCATTTTTAGTGAATGTAAAGTTATTAGGATCACCAGGATGTGTATATTCGATACCTACATCGGTAAAATCTCCTAACGGAATAGTAACTGCATCTCCTTTCTGTGCCCAAGGCAAACATGAAGTAAAATAATCATGTTGCCAAGCTCTCTGTCTTACTGCACTTTTTGCATATGATGTTGCTGAGGTTCCAAATGCTGCATTTTCTCCATCTGTTAAAGAATCTACTAGTTCAGATTGCAAATTTTGGTCACGATAATATTCGTTCCAAATTTTATTATAAGCTGCAATACTTAAAGGACTAAATATTTGAGCATTACGATCTGGATATACATAACCGTTAGGCTCGGCTTCTGTAGGTAGTCCTAAATAATCACCTAATGATTTTACAGGAATATCATAAAAATATGAATAAGGTGGTACTACATCCAAATTGCCTGTAATCCATTGCTCCCAATTAGGCCATAAAATTCTATTAGGTACAAAGAAATAGTGAGTTGTAACATTTACTTTGTGCATGACTGGTGCAATAAGTGGTGCAAATCTTAGCATTGTTTCTGTGCTAATTTTTACTTTGTCACCTGGTACGCAGTCCATTACACATGTTGGGTACAATCCACCCATTTTAAACGACATTTTCACATCATGTGAAAGGTCGAATACATTGCTACCAATTTTCGGTAGCTGAATCGAGTTGAATAAATTTGCTTTTGCCATTATAGTCTAATCCCTCCTCTTTTTACTAAATAAGTGTTGTTTCTTTTTCGGCCATAGCCTCCTCTTTTGCGGCCTCTGCCGCGTCGTCTGTTGTAACGCATTGGTTTTGTTTGTTTAGTGAATTAATATGAATAAGTGTAATTTGTAATAATGAACATACTGAATCTAATCTACTAAGAACCACAGCGTGGTTACTCTCATTTTCTAATACGTTTTTTTTTATATCATCAATAAGTTTATTGATGTCTTTTTTCATCTCCTTAGATGTGTTTTCGAAATAACGATTTTCTTTTTGCATTACCATGATCCTCCAGGATAGTTTTTGTTCCAATCTTTAAATTTTCCTTTAGCCCAATCAGCTATAGATGATCCTATACTAGGTAATCCGCCAGTAGGCAAAATATCGGAAATTATCCTTCCTATAGCTCGTTGCCATAACTCATCTGTAGGTTGTACTCCTGTTCTTTTTAATTCAATATCAAGTTGTTTCAAGGTACCATCTTTTATTAAATTTGAAAAATTTTGATTAATCAACTTGAGAGTTGCTGCATCATTTATATTTTGTGTAGCCATATTTTTAACTCTTTGAACTGATTCTGCTACACTTTGAGTGTTACTAATTGCTGCTCTTTGATCTGAATTTAATGTAAATTGAGTGTCAGCTAATAATTTTTGATTCTCTAATCCTGCCCTTCTAATCATTGCGTCTAAATTAGATGATGCAAGTGTATTAGATATTCCTTGTCCTTCTGTCCTTTTTACCTCTCCTGCTGCTTGTGCTGCTTTTAATATCGCTTCTTGTTGTGAAACTGTATTAGCTACTTTAAGGTTATCGTATTGAGCTTGCTTAATTTTTGTATCAAAATACCCTTGTACTAATCCTGAACCTACTGAACCAAAATCAGGAGTTCTAAATTGTGCTGATTGCACATCTGGGGTATTTATGTTTTGAGCAGGTATTACTGCTCCTGTTTTGTCATATAGCATATTAGGGTTTAATCCTGCACCCTTTAATCTTGCCATTTGTGCTGTTGGTGAATTATATTCATTCTGCATATTCCAGAACTGAATATTATCTGCTTTCTGTTGTTGATACATCTCACGGCTAAAGGCTCGTGATTTTCTGTTTTGTGCGCCTGTTGCGGCTGCTGTGCCCCCGGCACTTAAGGCGCTGATTCCGGCTCCTATGAGCGCGGTTGTCGAAACTGGTTCCATTTTCTTTTTTGTTTTTGTGTTTAATTTTCCACCGGCGCTTGTACTCTCGCAGGCTTTCGTTTGTGCTTGGTGTCAATTAGCACTAATATATCAAGGATTATTAGTGCGTTTGGCCTCCTCTTCGAAGGCCTTTATCCATTGCGCCTTTGTTTTGTTGCCGTAGGGCCACCTTTCGGGCAGTTTTTCCGTAGTACGGAAAAACTGCCCTCTTGGTTGTTTTTTATTTTTATAGGGGGGGTTATTTAAGCGCATTTTGTTCAGCTTTTTCTT